CCTTGCGCCTGGCAATGCAGACGGCCACTGGATTGGGTGTGCCTTCGCCCTCGATGCTTTCGTCGATGCCATCGCATACCGGCGAGGCCTGCACCAGGGCCATCATCGCGTCACCGTAGACCGACGGCTTGCCATTGATGACCGCGATGTTCTGCAGCGCCTGCATGGGTGCGAGACCAAGTTCAAAACCCCATTGCACGCAGACCATGATGTCCTGCGGCTTGCCCTGGTAGGCCTTTGGCACCATGCTGGAGTCGGCCAACATCTTTGAGAACTCCATCGCCTCGCCCAGGGTGGCAGGCGCAAAGCCAGAGCGGTTAGTTGTAGTCAGTTGAGTCATGTCTCTCCCCCTCCGGCAAAAATGCTTTAATGGTGTACAGAACCAGCGCGGTGAAGCTCTCGACGATTTCTTCGGCCTCTTTCTGGCTGCACTTCGGGATGGTGTTGAGCAGAGACAGCACAGCGCGTGCGTGCGCCTTCTCGAGGTTGGTTAGTTCGCGGTTCATGCTGATACCTCCTTCACTGATAACGTGGACTGCCGGATGCTGTAGGCTTCTTTGGCCGGCACGATCTTTTGCGGCTGTGCCTGGTAGCTACGCATCGGCCACTTGATCTCATACTTGCCGGCGACTGCAGCCTTGGCGTCACCCAGCAAGATCTTCAGATCCTTCTCAGCTGCAGCCTTGTCGTCAGCTGCATCCTTTGCTCGCTTATTGGCGTCCATGATCTTTGCTGCCAAGAGCTCGGCCTCGACATCCAGCTGCACGACCTTGTCTGCGGCGACCGGGAACATCCGATCGGCATCCTCGCTGGTAGCCGGTGGGTAGAAATCGATCTCGCCGGTGGCCTTGAACTTGTCGAGCCGTGCCTGGAAGTCGCGGGTCACCTGGGCGATCGTGTCGACTGTCTGCTGGTGCGGGGCGAACAAAAAGATCCGGAGCTCGGTGCCGCGGTACAGCACGCAGACTGCACCCCACTTGACCTGCATGATGTCCATCTGACCCTGCAGCTGGATCGGGCCACGGTGCAGCGCTGGCGCATCCTCGGGCGAGACTGCGGTCAGCTTGGCCTCAAGCACGCCCATGCCTTCAAGGGTGATTGACTCCTGCCCGATGACAAAGATGCCGGCATCTACGTCGGTGCGGATCACCTGGCCGCGGCCATCGCCGGTGCCGTCCAGGCTGCAGCAGAGCTGGAGCTCATCGTGGTACATGGCCACGGTGTGCTCGGTCTGCAGGTCTGCCAGCTGCAGGCGCTTGGCTGCCTCAACCAGGATGACAGCCTCGAGCCGATCGCCCCAGGCCATCGATTCGTTCTGCTTGTTCTCGCGCTCCTCGCCTTTCAGGGCGCGGATACTGAGCTCCAGCTCATCGTTGGGTGTGCTGTACTTCGACAGCCCCATGACTGCCGGCAGTCGGCTGCATGAAAGCATGGTGTCGGGTGTTTTCTTGCCTGCCATTTAGTTCTCCTCGGATAGTTGGTAGACGCGCACGACGCGAGCGTGAGCGGCTTTATGGGTGGCCTCTGTGAAACCGATTGCCGTGAATTTTTTTGACCTGAAAACCGCGCCCAGGACGGACGGGTGGAGCTCTGCGGGTAAGCGCAGCTGTGCTCTTATGTCGTTGATGCACACCGTGCCTTGTGTGCGGGCTATCTCAACGGCTAGTGCTCGGCAGTGCTCGAGGAACTCTGTGTCTCTGTGTTCAAAGAGCGCAAGCTGGGCGTCGCGCAGGTCGCGACCGGTAACGGGGAGCATGTCGAAACCCCGTCAGGTAAGGATTGCCAGGGCGATGACGGCCAAGAGGCCGACGGCGCTGACGATCAGAACGGGGGTGTCAGGGTCTTGCTGCGGTGCAAGAATCTTGTGTTTGCCGACCAAATAGTCGGAATACAAATTATGCGACGAACCCGCTATGTAGTTGTTGCGATTCAAATAACCGCAATACACATATGCGCGTCTAGATGTGGGTTTTTGCTGATGTTTTTCCACGTTTTTTGTCCTCCTTCAAGTGGTTACGACTGGTTGCAAAAATCCAAACGGTCATTGCCGTTCGACCTACTACCGGTTGTGGGTGTAAGGGTTGTTCGTAAGTTTCTTGTATTCAGCCTTGCCGACCCGGCGCTCGTTGCGCTGGTGCAGTTCGCGCTTGGCCGCTTCCATCGCGTACCTGGCCTCAAGCACGCGCCAGATGTCGGTGCGCTGGTCTTCCCAGCCAATCTGAGTCAGCTCTTTGGAAAGCTCACCAAAGATCTTGGCTGCCCATTTAATGTCATCTATGACCAACAGCGGCACATCGAGCCTGCAGTTCAAGCCGCGGCCAACTCGATTGAAATACTTGGCCACGGTCTTGCGATCCAGGTCTTTCATGCCGTCCAGGGGCTTTACAGGCTCGTAACTCATTGATAATTATCCTTAAAATAATAATACTGTATGAAAATACAGTATATCACCGAGAAATATCGTCGCGGCTTTTTCGCATGTCTTCGACGGTCGCCTGCAGATTTTTTGCCTGTGTCTCATCAAGCGGTTGCCAGTGTTTCCTCTCATAGCGCCGCAGCAGGTAGCCCCCCCAGCATGGTGGCGGCGACCAACCCGCCGATCACCAGGAAGGGTTTGATCGCGTCCATTACTTGATCCTCTTGAGCAAATTCGATACCTGGCTGGGGTACCAGTCAGTGTTGCCGCGTGGTGTCTCGATGCCGCGAGCTGTCAGCGCGGCGGCGATGTCGCGCATGGTGCTGGCACCTGACTTGCGGATGATGTCGCGCACGATCGGGCCGACCTTGTCTGCGTAGGCGTCTGCCTTTTGCTTGATGACTCGCACGCCCTCGGCGCTGCCAATCTCAGGCGTCGGGCTTCCCAGCACCTTGCCCTGGCGCTTCAATGCTGCCAATGCCTCCTTGGTGCGCACGCTGATGCGTGCCGCTTCCCACTCAGAAAGGACACTGAACATCTGCAAGTGCGTGCGGTCAGCCTGCGGCATGTCGGCGCAGACAAACTGAACCTTGCCGTTTAGCAGCGTCGCAATGAACTGAACGTCGCGTGCCAGGCGGTCGAGCTTGGCGACCACCAGGGTGGCCTTCTGCTTGCGTGCGAGCTCAAGTGCTGCCTTCAGCATCGGGCGATCTTTGAGGCGCTTGCGGGTACCGGATTCGATTTCGGTGAACTCGCCGATCACTGACCAGCGGCCGCCATTGAGAAATGTACGCACAGCCTCCTGCTGTGCCTCGATGCCAAGACCAGACTGCCCTTGGCGGTCGGTAGAGACTCGGTAGTAGGCGACGAATTTGCCTTGATGCGGTGCCATGCTGTCCTCCTGTCAGTCGGTAGGGTGACGGTCGCGATGACCGTTGAGCGAAATATATATCGCGACGAAATATCCTGTCAAGTACCCAAACGTATCTTTTTGGTCTAGTTCAATTCTGACAAGCGTTGCGATCTCGTCAGGTCTGATATATCTTCCTGCAATCCTTCCTTTTGGAGTTTGTACATGGACAAGCCCTATCAGATGTTTTTCATGCGGATGCGCCCCGAGGTTCGCGCCCTGCTCGACCAGGCTGCAGACGAGCAGCGCCGCAGCCGCACGTCGATCGTTGAAGAGCTGATCCTCGAGGCATACGGCAAGCGGTACGAGACCGCTGAGACCAGGCTCAAGCGCCTGCTAGGTGCCGCGTGAATGGCCGCGGGAAGCGCAACAAGGGCGCAACTGGGGAGCGCGAGCTCGCCGCCCTGCTCTCTGACGAACTCGGGTTTGTAGTGAAGCGGAACCTTGGGCAGGCGCGGGACGGCGCGGATGACATCACCGTCGCCCAGTTCCGCATTGAGGTGAAGCGGCAGGAAAGGCTACAGGTGGACAAATGGAGCGAGCAGGTCGAGTCATGCAGCCAACCTGGGGAGATCCCGGTGCTGGCGTACAGACGCAATGGTCAACCGTGGCGGGTGTGCCTGCTGCTCAAGGACTTCCTGCCGATGATGCGCGACCAGCTGAAATGAACTGGGACTGGGTGATCAGGCAGCTGCAGGGCGAGCGCCTCGAGATCCCCAAGGGGGGCGGCAGGCGCGTCATCAACATTGGCCTGGGGCACTACCAGCGCGAGCTCGAGAACAAGCCAGACGTGCGTGCTGCGATCGTGCAGGCGCTTCAAATCTGA